AACTGTTAGAAATTCGAAAAATTACAGATGAAGAGATTCAGAGCTTTCAAAGCATCTACCAGGGTCAGGACTGGGGGTGGTATCCAGATCCTAAAGCATTTCTTCGTGTAGCTTATGTTCCTAATCAGGAAAAAGTTTTTTTATTAGACGAGCTTGGAGGCTCCAAGATAAGAAATAAGGAAATGGCTAACCAGATAAAGAAAAAAGGATATGACGATTATTCAATATCTTGCGGAGTTGATGAAGAAGAAAGTATTATTGACTTCCGAGATGCAGGGCTTCCAGCACGTAGGGCCATTGTTACACCGGGAAGCCGCAAATATACTTTTGAGTGGTTACAGTGCCGAACATTAGTCATTGATCCGGCACGAACGCCTAGAGCATACAAGGAAATTATCAATTATGAACATGAAGTAGATAGCAATGGAGAAGTGATTGCAGATTATCCAGATGGCAACGATCACTGGATAGATTCTCTCAGGTATGCGACAAGTCCATTGTCGATGAGAAGGGGGCATAGTGCATAATGTGTAAATTTTGTGATGAATTAGCTTCTTGGAAAGAATGCCATGATAATCCAGAATACAAGAAGAACAAATATATATACGGCTGTATGTTGTATATGTACATGAAAGACCGAAAAGGAAGCATTACTTCCAGACCGTTTGACCTTAATTATTGTCCGATGTGCGGAAAGAAGATAGCGACAGGTGACTAAATGGGACTTATAACAACACTAAAAAGGTGGTTTAACATGATTTTCAAAAAACAAGCCGAAGAGGACTTTAATATCCAGGCAGCAGAGTTCCCAGAGATGGAATCGTTGATTAATAAATGTGCAAACATATATCGAGGCGTTCCATACTGGCTAAATGATAAGAATAATATCAAGACGATTAATTTTGCTAAATCCGTGTGTTCCGAGACTGCCAGGCTCGCAACATTGGCGATCGGCATTCAGATTGATGGTTCTGCAAGGGCTACGTGGCTACAGGAACAGATTGACAAGGTATATTTTCAAATCCGGCACTGGGTAGAATATGGCTGTGCCTATGGAACAGTATTTATTAAGACAAACGGTGAGAGCCTTGACGTATTCACTCCGGCAGACGTGATGATTGTGGATTACGACAATCAGGAAATTAAAGGAATCATATTTAAAGATTCTTATACTGTTGGACGGAAATACTACACAAGGCTTGAGTATCATCGTTTTGTCGAGACCACCGTGGACGGAGCGACAACCTATCCGTACTACGTTTCCAACAGAGCCTATGTGTCAAAATCCCCTCAAAGCATCGGCGATAAGATTGACCTTAAACAGACCAAGTGGGCTGACCTCATGGCAGACACGCCACCAATTCTCAAGGCAAACGGTGAGAAGCTGGACGGACCTCTGTACGGAGTACTGAGGACACCGCAGGCTAACAATGTGGATATTAGCACGCCACTTGGCTTACCAATATTCGCAGAAGCTATCGAAGAACTGAAAGACCTGGACATTGCATACAGTCGAAATGCAAAAGAAATCCTTGATTCTAAGCGGACTGTTCTGGCAGATGACAGATTGTTGATGCCGAGTGGTTCACCTGTCTCCGCTATGACACCGCAGACCATGGAGCACAGATGCAAAGAAATGAGCTTGCCGGATTATGTGAAAAATGTATTCGGACAGGATGAGAAAGAGTTCTACCAGGAAATCAACCCGATTCTCAACACAGATACTCGTATAAGCGGCATAAATGCCCTTTTAAGCCAGTTAGGATATAAGATTGGATTCTCTAACGGATACTTTGTTTTTAACGAATCTAGCGGTATTCAGACGGCTACAGGAGTAGAAGCGGAACAGCAGAGAACAATACAGTTTGTCAAGGATGTAAGGGATAAGCTGGAATCCTGCTTAGATCAAGTGATCTATGCGTTAAATGTCCATGCTGATCTATACGGACTTGCACCGGTAGGAGCTTATGAAATCAATTATGATTTCGGAGACATCACATACTCCTTTGCAGAGGACAAACAGACTTGGCTCAGCTATGTAAACACCGGAAGAGTTCCGTTCTGGTACTATCTGGTAAAGTTTGAAGGATTCAATGAAGCGGATGCGAAAGCACTTGCGGATGAAGCAAATGCAGAAAACAAAGCAAGTGGATTGTTTGGGGATGAATAGCCTATGAAAATCAATAATCATGTTGGAAATGTACATATAAAATTCGATACAAAGCGGATTGATGCTAATTTGAAAGAAGCTCAAATGAAACTGAATATGCGGATTGTAGCGGACTGCGAGCCTTATGTACCTTTCCAGCAAGGAGCATTGAGAAGTAGCGTAAGATATCCACAGGGAATTGATGGCGGAGAGATTGAATATAATACTCCTTACGCTCATTATCTGTACATGGGTGAGGTATACGGGCCGAATATTACGCTCAAGGATGCACAAGGCAATATTATTGGATGGACATCTCCACCTAAAAAATCACCAACAGGGAGAAGATTACAATATCATACACCAGGGACGTCCGACCATTGGTTTGAGCGTGCTAAGCAGGAACATCTATCTGATTGGGTGCAGCTTGTAAAAGAAACGGCAGGTGGTAAATAATGCTTCCCCCAGAGTATTTCCACGGAAAAGAAAAAAAGATCCTTGCGATTTATCAGGAACTGGAAGATTTTATAATGACGGACATTTCCAGGCGTATTCTCCAGACTGGCGGAATGACTGCCACAGCTGATCGGCTAATCTGGAAGCTCACGCAAATGGGAGAAAGCGGAGCGGAGATTGAACAGAAACTGCAGAAGCTTACAAAAATGACACAGCCAGAACTTAGACGGATCCTGCAAAATGCCGTGATGACATCCTGGAATAATGATAAAGATATTCTTTTGGGGATTGATGAAAATATAAGTCCGCCACTGGAAAATCCAGAAGTGATAGCGGTGATGGATGCAGAATTCAAAAAAACATTGGGTGAGCTTAGTAACCTGAGCAGGACTACAATAAATCAATCTCAGCGTGATCTAATTAATCTGCTAGATAAAGCCGAAATTCGTGTTGCTTCCGGTGTGCAATCCTACACCTCTGCAATTTGTGATGTGTTGGACAATTATGCCAAAAAAGGAATCATGGTGGATTATCCAACAAGCGGTGCAAAAAGAACCCTTGAAGCAGCTGTGAGGTGTTGCGTGGTAACAAGTATGAACCAGACAGCGGCGCAGATCACTAATCAGTATATTGTGCAGGCAAAGACAAATTACGTCCTCGTATCAGCCCATCTGGGAGCTAGAACAGCACAGAAAGGACAGCCTCCTTGCGGAGATCATTCATCCTGGCAGGGAAAGCCTTACTCAATAGTTGGATCGGAACCTGGATATCCTAATCTTTTGGAGAGTACCGGATATGATATAAGTCTGAAGACCGGACAAGGAACAGTTGTGGATCCACACGGACTGCATGGGTGGAATTGTCGTCACTCTCACCAACCATGGGCGAAAGGGCTACGGAATCCATGGGCAGACGAACACAAGATTGAATCTGAAGAGAATAAAAAGATCTATGAAGATACACAGAAGCAGCGAGCAATGGAACGTTCTATTAGAGCGACTAAACGCCAGCTAATAATGAAGAACGAAGAAATCAACTCAGACGATGTACCAGACTCTGAAAAAGAAAAACTTAGATCAGAATATGATCGAATGGCTTTTAAGCTGACTGAACAGAATAAGGAGTATAATAAATTCTGCCAGGATAACAATCTCGCAGCACAATATTACCGAAATAAGGTAGCAGATTTTGGATACAAGCAGCAGTCCAGGGCAAATGCAGGAGCAAAAAGATTTATGAGAGCGAAGTGAGGTAGATATGGAAAGATGGGTATATTTTAATCCGAATCCAGCCGGGAATCGTGTAGGTGACTGTGCTGTCCGGGCAATATGCAAGGCATTAGAGCTTGACTGGGAGACGGTATTTACAGGATTAATGGTATATGCTTGCTCGCTATCAGATATGCCAAGCGCTAATTATGTATGGGGATCATATTTGGCAAGGCATGGATATCACAGAAAGCTTGTGGAACAGTCAGAGAGGTATATTTATACAGTCAATGATTTCTGCGCAGATCATCCGACCGGCACGTACATTCTCTGCATAGACGGCCATGTGGTGACGGTACAAGATGGCAAATATTACGATACATGGGATTCCGGAAATGAAGTCCCGGTATACTACTGGGAAAAGGAGTAGCTAAATGAGCATACAGGAATTCATTCAATTTTTTCTTTCAGTCTGCGGAGGAATATCAATTTTTGGAGGGGCAGCAGCTGTAATCCTTAAGTGGATTGCTCCGGCATTCCGACTCAACAAGCGAGTTGAGACACTGGAAGAACATGATAAGCGAGATTACGAGAGTCTTCAGAGGATTGCGGAACGTGATTCATTGATTCTGGAAGTGTTATCAACCATGCTGGATAGTCAGATCAGTGGGAATAATGTGGAAGAATTAAAAAAAACAAAACAGAAGCTTACAAATTATCTTGCGCAGAATCAGCGTTAATTGCATTAATAAGGGGTATGCTCATGAAGTTATATGTATTCACAAAGAAAGATATAGACAGGTTCTTGACGGAGTGTAATTTCACACCGGACGAAGAAAGGCTGTTCCGGTTGAGATGCAAGGAATATACGCTCGAATACTGCGCTGAGCAAATGAACGTGAGCATATCTACAGCAAAGCGGTTAAGCCGGAGGGTAAATAATAAAATAATCAAAGTGTGCTGATACTTTTTAGATACTAATTAGAGCCAGAAACGACCTGTTTCCGGTTCTTTTTTTATGTAAAAATATAATCAGAAAGGCGGTGTATAAGATGGCATTATATAACAATCCTTATCAATATAGTTTTGGCGTCCCTGGGCAAATGAACCAGTTCCAGCAACAACCTGTCCAGATGCCAGCTCAACCAGTGCAGCAACCACAGCAGAATAATAGCGGTATCCTGTGGGTATCCGGCGAAGTCGGCGCAAAATCCTATCTGGTAGCACCCGGGACAAGCGTTTTGCTGATGGACAGTGAAAGCGAAAAGTTCTACATAAAATCTACAGACGTTTCTGGTATGCCGCAGCCATTACGGACGTTTGAGTATCACGAGGTAGGCACTCAGATGCCACCTAAACAGCCTGTTCAAAACATGGACAATAAATATGTCACCAGACAGGAATATGACGATTTAAAGGGCAAATACGAGGCTATTATAAACCGATTAAATTCTTTTTCTGAACCTGTTAGGGCTAATACCGTGCAGGAATCAGCGACCAAGGGAGGAAATGCAGATGAGTAATCCATTATTCAATGCCCTCGGTGGTGGGATGCCACAGGGAAACGGACCAATGCAGATGATACAGCAGTTTATGCAGTTTAAGCAGAATTTTAAGGGGGATCCGAAAGCGGAAGTACAGAAAATGTTACAGTCTGGACAGATTTCCCAACAGCAGCTTAACCAAGTTCAGCAGATGGCAGGGCAGTTTCAACACATGTTGAAAGGAATGAAATAGTACATTACAATCTGGCCAGATTGATGTAAATACACAAAAAAGGAGATTATATTATGGATGGAAATTATAGCTTAGCAGATATTGCCGCTGCTACTGGAAACGGTAGAAATAATGACGGCATGTTTGGTGGAGATGGCAGCTGGTGGATTATTGTTTTATTCATTTTTGCTTTCTTCGGATGGGGAAACAACGGATGGGGCAATAATGGAAACGGCGGAGGATATGTAGCTACAGCAGCTACTCAGGCAGATATTCAGAGAGGATTCGACAATTCAGCTGTAATCAGCAAGCTTGACGGAATCAATAGCGGCCTGTGTGATGGCTTCTATGCTATGAATAACGGTATGCTTACCGGATTTAACGGAATCAACACAAACATCATGCAGACTGGTTTCGGCATTCAGCAGGCTATTAATGCTGACACTGTAGCAAATATGCAGAATACCAATGCACTCCAGGCACAGCTTGCAAACTGCTGCTGCGAAACCAGAGAAGCAATCCAGGGCATAAACTACAATATGGCACAGAATACCTGTGCATTACAGAACACCATGAACAGCAACACAAGAGATATCATTGACAGCCAGAATGCCGGAACAAGGGCAATCCTTGATTACCTGTGCAACGAGAAGATTTCCAACTTACAGGCTGAAAATAACGACCTTAGACGTGCTGCTTCTCAGGACCGCCAGAGCGCACTTCTCACAACTGCAATGGCTTCACAGACACAGCAACTTATTAATGCAATCAATCCGGCACCGATTCCGGCTTACCAGGTACCGAATCCGAACACATACTACGGATGCGGATGTAACACCGGATGCAATTGCTGATAACTTCATACCGAGAGTATCTTTCGATTAAATTCGGATGTCGGCTTATGCCGTATTACACATAGGGGCAGGCCAAAAACCTGCCCTTTTGTGATATGAAAGGAGTATTTTTATGGCAGAATTTACAAATGTAGCTGCTCAGACCGTAGCAGCAAAAGGGAATGTAGTATTTTCAAACACAGCAGTTAAAGGCTCTAACTGCATTCAGCACAGAGAGGGAAGTGGAATTATAACTCTAAGAGGACTGACTAATCAGTGCAAAGCGAGATTCTTTGTGGATTTTTCTGGCAATATCGCAATTCCAACAGGCGGTACTGTCGAAGCCATTTCTCTGGCTATTGCAATCTCTGGTGAGCCTGTATTATCTTCACAGATGATCTCCACACCGGCAGCAGTAGACCAGTACAACAATGTGTCCGCAGGTATTTATATTGATGTACCACGCGGATGTTGCGTTAATATCGCAGTGGAGAATACAAGCGATCAGGCTGTTTCTGTTGCGAATGCAAATATCGTCGTGACTAGAGAAGCGTAGGAGGTGCAGTTATGAGAGATATTAAAGACTTATGTGCAAGAATTGAAGACGAACTATCCAAAATTGCTGACAATGGACTGACTACCGGGAATCTGGAAATGACATACAAACTGATTGATATGTACAAAGATATAAAGAACACGCAGTACTGGGATAAAAAAGCTGAGTATTATAACGCTGTTCTTGACGAGATGAAAAGCGGATATGGTGATCAGTACAGCGAACGTGGGCGCAAGCGTGACAGCATGGGGAGATACAGCCGCAGTGATGGGAGAATGATGTACCCAGATTATGATCGCGGCAGCTCTTACGGTGATGAAAGTCGTGATTACGGAACTGGAAGAGGAAATTACAGCAGATCTAATGGACGAGATACTTACAGTGACTATATGGCACAGAAACAGAGCTATCGTTCTGGAAAGTCTGAAGACTGCAAAAGAAAAATGCTTTCCGCACTGGAAGAACACCTGGATGAGCTTACCACGGAATTGAGCGATATGTCCAAGGATGCGGAGTGCCGGGAAGAACGTGATCTTGTTAAAAGATACGTTGAAAAACTGAGAAGTATGCTTTGACTCTTGCAAATGTGGGGACAACTTTTAAAAAAAAATGTGATACTATAATCTTGCAAGGAATGGTGAACCTTGTAGGGCTTGCTGATTAGAAGTTTTTGCTTTCTTTTTCACTTCATGTCCTCCTTTCTTTGTGAATATGCCCTTAAGAGAAACAGATGAAGCAGATTTGAGCGGAATCTGGAGGTTGAAAAGCGGGTGCAATTTCCGGCATATTCATTAGCCAGTTTGACTGACTGGTAACACCTCCTTATGAATGAAACAACATCTCCGTGAAAGTCGGATAGTGGCAGGCATAACACGATAAATACCTTGCTAACCCGGGGATCCGGGTTATGGGAAAGCGGTAACGATTGGCGGTGTTACGGCGGACTGTAAATCCGTTCCCTCGTGGTAAACATTATAGGTTCAATTCCTATCTTTCCCACGATTCAACATGTTGAAAAGGTTAACGCTTATCCTGTTAACTGCTGGGCAGTTCGAAAAGCGCAGTGAAATATAGCGCAGTTGGTAGAGCAGCATCCGCATAGGGTGCGTGTCGGCGGTTCGATTCCGCCTATTTCATTACCTTGCCAGTGGTCTAACTGGCTTAATCCATTTACCTGCGGCGGCAGGTCAATAAACACGACCAGGAGGATATATATGCAGAAACTTATTGACACATTAAAATCATTTGGAATTGAAATCCCAGAGGATAAACAAGCAGATGTGAAAAAGGCACTTTCTGAGCATTACAAGAATGCTAAAGAAGTGGCGAAAACTCTGTCAAAAGTCGAGGGTGAACGTGATGACTGGAAAGAACGTGCTGAGACAGCAGAAGAAACCTTAAAAGGCTTTGACGGTATCGACCCGGCAAATGTTAAAAGCGAGTTAGAGTCTTGGAAACAGAAAGCGGCAGATGCAGAAAAAGAGTTTAATGCAAAAATCTATGACCGCGATTTCTCGGACGCACTCAAAGCGGCACTCGATGATGTTAAATTTTCAAGTGAAGCTGCAAAGAAGTCTGTTATGGCAGACATTAAAGAAGCAGGTCTTAAGCTGAAAGACAGTAAAATCCTTGGACTGAACGACCTAATCGAGCAAATGAAACAGTCTGACGCATCCGCTTTTGTAGATGAATCTCAGCAGCAGGCTCAGCAGAATCAGGCAAGGTTTACTACTCATGTTGGACAGCAGCAGACACCTGGAAATATGACAAGGAAAGATATTGAAGCAATCAAAGACCCGTCCGAGAGACAGGCTGCAATTGCTCAGAATATCCAGTTATTCCAGTGATTTTTTACACCGACTATGCATCAGAGCGTAGTCGCTAACCCAATACCTTAACAATTATGGGTAGAAAGGATTTTTTATGGCAGCAAAATCTAATCTTATTATGACAAATGATATCCAGGTCACAGCACGTGAGATTGACTTTGTTACCAGATTCGAAAGAAACTGGGAACACTTACGTGAAATCCTTGGTATCATGCGTCCAATCAAAAAGACACCCGGAGCGGTTCTTAAATCAAAATATGCAGAGGGTACATTACAGAACGGAAATGTTGGTGAGGGCGAGGAAATCCCTTACAGCAAATTCGTTGTAAAAGAAAAGCCCTATGCAGAAATGAGTATTGAGAAGTACGCAAAGGCTGTATCTATTGAAGCAATCAAGGATCACGGTTATGAGAACGCTGTTCAGATGACTGATGATGAATTCCTCTTCCAGCTTCAGACCAATGTTACTGAAAGATTTTACAACTATCTGAAAACAGGTACTCTCTCATTCACGGAAACCACTTTCCAGATGGCTCTGGCAATGGCTAAAGGTCGTGTAGAAAACAAATTCAAGCAGATGCACAGAAATGTGACTGGCGTTGTTGGATTTGTCAACATTCTGGATGTGTACGAATATATCGGCGCAGCTGATATCACTATTCAGAACCAGTTCGGTTTCCAGTATATGAAAGATTTCCTGGGATTCAACACAATCTTCCTGTTATCCGACAGTGAGATCCCAAGAGGAACAGTTATCGCCACACCTGTTGAGAACATCGTTCTTTACTACGTGGATCCGAACGAATCTGATTTCGCAAGAGCAGGTCTTGTTTACACTGTATCCGGTGAAACAAATCTGATCGGATTTCACACACAGGGCAACTACCACACAGCAGTGTCTGAAGCATTCGCGATCATGGGACTTACCCTCTTTGCAGAGTACATTGATGCTATTGCTGTTGGAACTATCAACGCAACTCAGACACTTGGAACTCTCACTGTAAACTCCGCAGCGGGAAGTAAGAGTGGAGATACAAAAGTGACTGTTACTCCGACAAAAGCAAGCGCAGGAAATGCATATAAGTACAAAGTTGCATCTTCTGAGACTACTGTAGATTATGGCCAGAATGTGAAGAACTGGACTGCGTGGGATGGAGAAGCTGACATTACCGCAGCAACAGGGCAGGTGATCACAGTGGTTGAGTGTGACAGTACCTATAAGGCGTTGAGTGCCGGACATGCGACTGTAACAG